CTCGCCTACTGGCCGCTCTCTGAGTCCAGCGGCACGGTGATCACCGACCTGTCCGGTAATGGCAGGCACGGCGTGTATACCGGCGTGGACCTCGGACAACCAGGGATCGGGGATGGAAGGACGTGTCCACTGTGGGACGGGGTGAATGACTACGGGAATGTGTATAGCGCAGGACTGGCGGGGGCATTCAATACGTCTGAGGGGACGCTCGCGCTGTGGCTGCGTGCCGCGTCTGCCGGTGTCTGGACGGACGCCACAACGCGCAATATCGCCCGATTCGCCGTGAGTGTGAGCAACGAAGTTCGGATTCAGCGCGAGGCGACCAATGGTGTCGTATCGGTTCGCTATACAGGAGGTGGGACAAATAAACAGGTCAATATCTCCAGTCTGAGCGGGACGGGTTGGTATCACGTCGCGCTCTCGTGGTCCATCGCGGCGAACGAATTGAGAGGCTATCTCGGCGGTGTCCAGCAGGGCGCAACGCAGACCGGACTCGGCGCCTGGGTCGGCGCGCTTACCTCAACGACCACGATTCTTGGCGCGTTCAGTACATTGCCGCAGTTTGTATGGAGCGGGTCTATCGCCCATGCCGCGCTGTGGTCAACGCCGCTGAGTGCCGCTGATGTGGCAAGGCTGGCAACGCTATGATGCGCCGCTTCTACCTTGCGATCGAAAACCTGGCTCTGACTGCACCACAGCAGCAACAGCTCGTGGATGCGCTCAAGGTGCTTGGTCCAGTCAACGATGCAAACCCCGCAAAGCGCCCACACTGGCGCGTACGAACTGATGGATTGGCTGTTTTGATGGAAGCAGAGTTCAACGACGACAACTTCACCGCTGCTGCTGTCCGGCAGTACCTTGCGACCATCTTCGGTGTGCCGGTCGCCCAGGTGACGAGCACAACGAGCACCCCCGCCAGCGGAACACTTCTGACGCTGAGTTACCAGAGCGTCCAGCGGTTGCGGTGTCTAATCTTCGGTGGAGCGAGTGCCACGTATGACCAGAGCAAGGCAGCGGCACAGGCATACCTTGCCGCCAATAGCGCCGTATGGGAGCCTGCGCCATGAGCGACCGGCAAACGATCAAGGAATGGACACCGTGAGCGATGCCACGCAAGGTATGGAGCGACGAAATAAAGGCGATGGCAGCCGCCGATCTGCTGGCTGGCATGACGGTGCGGGAGGTCGCAGCGAAGTATGGGATGCCACGATCGACGGCGGGCGCGTTGACCAGGACCAGCAAGCCGGGTGCCGTTTATGTCCAGAAAGTGCTGGACATAAACGACTGGCGGGCCAGGTTTGCCGTGACGCTGGACGGCTGCTTAGGGGCGCTGGATGCGATGACCGGCCACATCAAAACCGAGACAAAACACGCCGTGGAGCATGGGGACAAGTTGGGGGTTCTGTTTGGGGTCGTCGTTGATAAGACAGGAAAGATTGCAGGAGCAACAATGGATGGGCCAGGGCTTCATCCAGCAATGGATTCCGGGCCTGCCCATCTCATCACTTCAGCGCCCGGCGCTGGACCCGTCGATCCTGACGATCAAGGGACCACACCCGAAACAGGAGATATTTATCAATGATCCAGCCAAACGCAAGGTTATCCGGGCCGGTCGAAGAGGCGGCAAAACAACCGGGGTCGCAATCATGGCCCTGCGTGCGTTCCTTGCCGGCCGCCGCGTGCTCTACGCCGTGCCAACGCAGGACCAGGCCGATGCGTTCTGGCATGAAGTGGTGACGGCCTTGCAGCCGGCGATCGATGCGAAGGCGCTCACCAAGAATGAGACGCGGCGCTACGTCCAGCTGCCCGGCACGCGGCAAAGGATCAGGTGTAAGACAGCGTTCAATGCCGACACCCTGCGCGGTGACTACGCCGATCTGCTGATCCTCGACGAGTTCATGCTGATGCACGAATCGACCTGGCAAGACGTAGGCGCCCCGATGCTGCTGGACAATGACGGTGACGCCGTGTTCATCTATACGCCTCCCAGCCGCCGCACACGTCATCTCAGCCGCGCTGAGGACCCGCGTCATGCATCCAAGCTCTACGCGCGTGCAGCTGCAGACGAGTCCGGGCGCTGGGCCGCGTTCCACTTCACATCGCGGGATAACCCGCACATCTCACAGGCGGCCGTCGCTGAGCTTGCAGCCGATATGACCCAGCAGAGTATGCGGCAGGAGATCGAGGCCGAGGACCTGGACGATGTGCCGGGCGCCTACTGGACCCGTTCTCTACTGGAGAACACCCGCGTTACCATCGTGCCTGATCTGGTTCGCATCGTGGTCGCCGTCGATCCCAGCGGTTCGGCGGGCGGGGATGCCTGCGGGATCGTCGTCGTGGGCAAGGGCCAGGACGGGCATGGCTATGTGCTGGACGATCGCACGATCCAGGGATCGCCGTCCGTCTGGGCGCGTGAAGCGGTCGCAACGTACCAACGCTGGAAGGCCGATCGGATCGTGGCCGAAAGCAACTTCGGTGGTGAGATGGTCGCATCCACGATCGAAACAGTGGACGGGGCGCCCTTCGTGACGCTGGTCCATGCATCGCGCGGCAAGCTGGTCCGGGCCGAGCCGATCGCCGCGCTGACTGAGCACGGCCGGTTCCACATGGCCGGCGTGTTCCCGGAGCTTGAGGATCAACTGGTTACCTACGACGGCAGCGGGAAGTCACCTGACAGGATGGATGCGATGGTATTCGCGGCCACTGAGCTGGATATTCATACCCAGCCCGAAAGAGATATCTGGTAGATGCAACCGTATTACGACGATGGCAAGATCACGATCTACCATGCCGATTGCAGGGACGTTCTGCCGACGCTGGGGCCGGTCGATCTGGTGCTGACTGACCCGCCGTATGGTGTCGCTGAACGGACAGACCGCAAGACCCGCAAGCGAGGCTCGCTTGCGGCATGTAATGACTTCCCTGCGATCTATGGCGATAACGAGCCGTTCGATCCGTCTCACCTACTGAGGTTCCCACGGCTCGTGTTGTTCGGTGCAAACCACTACGCGCAGATGCTCCCACCGTCGCCGTCGTGGATCGTGTGGGATAAGCGAGCAGGTATCCAGAGCAAACGCGGCGATGCGTTCAATGATAACGGTGATGCTGAAATGGCCTGGACGAACCTCGGTGGTCCGGTACGTGTCTACTCGCATCTGTGGATGGGGATGCTGAAGGCAAGCGAGCGCGATGATCGGCGGCTCCATCCGACACAGAAACCAGTCGCGCTGATGGCTCGGATTATCCAGACCTATACCGAGCCTGATGCGCTCATCGTTGACCCGTATGCCGGAAGTGGACCAGTGGCGGCGGCGGCAAAACAACTCGGACGGCGCTGTATCGCCATCGAAATATCAGAACGCTATTGTGAGATCGCCGCGATGCGTTTGCAGCAAGAGGTATTCGACCTGGAGATGGTCACATGAGCATCAGCCGATATACCACCGGGCGCCTGGTCAAGGCGATGGGCGGGCGGGCCGCCGATGCGACGATGGCCTGGGCGGGCGGCGCGCTCGATCGCATCATGCAGCGCACCGTCTCCCTGATTGCCGGTCAAGACTCGTGGATCTGGAACATCGGCACGGACGGGCGGCACGTTCGGATGCTCGACGGCGATCCCGATGGCATCATGGCGTTGCTCAGTCTGAACGAAATCATCTTTGCGTGTATGCGTGAACGCTGTAACGTGATGATCTCGCCTGCGTTCGTGGTCGAGCGCCGGAAGGACGACGGCACGTATGCGGCCGAGCCGGATCACCCGCTGGCCCGGCTGATCAAGCGCCCGGCTGATAACATCGACACCGAGACCCTGTGGCGCTGCATGGAAGTCAGCTACAGCTCGCTCGGCAAGGTCTACCTTGAACCGCTGTATACCAGCCGACGCCGCCAGCTCGACGGACTCATGCCACTGAATCCTGCCTGGATGCGTGAGGAAACAGACGGTGACGGCAACCTGACGAGCTACCGCTACGAGGTACCCAGCCTCTCTCCGGTGGTGTTCGGCCCCAACGACCTGATCACCCGCCGCGCTGTCCTGTGGGCAGCCCCGCCGCCACTGATCGCCGCCCTCGGAGCAGCAGATGCCGACGCGGTGGCCAACCAGTTCATTAGCGGATTCTTTAGCGGGGGCGGCATCCCCAGTTCGATCATCAAGACGCGCGACGACTGGACCCAGGAGCGGGCCGACGACTTCCGGGCCGAGTGGGTCAAACGGTTCAGCGGGGCGAATCGCCTGCCGGCCATCCTGGGCAAGTCGATCGAAAGCTACGAACGCATCGGCGTCAGTCTCAACGAGATTGATAACGAAACGCTGAGGATGTATATCGAGACGCGGCTCTGCATGTGTTTTGGCGTTCCCCCGCTGATCATCTATGCCTACGCCGGCCTGCTCAAGTCAACCTACTCGAACCTCGATGAGGCGTGGGAGTCCTTCTGGGATGCAACCGCGTTGCCGCTCCTGCGCGAGTGGGCCAACTGGCTTTCCTGGTCCCTCCTGACGCTGT